TCAAGGCTCAACTGGAAAAGTAGAGTTTGAAAATTTCCAAATTGCTCACTTTAGATTGGCAAGTGATAGTAATTTAATTCCTTATGGTAAATCAATGTTAGAAGGTGGTCGTAAAGTATGGAAACAAGTTACATTGATGGAAGATGCTATGTTAATTCACAGAATTATGAGAGCACCTGAAAAGAGAATGTTCAAAATTGATATTGGAAACATTCCACCAAACGAAGTTGATAATTATATGCAAAGAATAATCAATAAGATGAAGAAAACACCATTTGTTGATGAATCAACTGGTGATTATAACATGAAATTTAATATCCAAAATCTTACAGAAGATTTCTTCTTACCAGTTCGTGGTGGAGATAGTGGAACACAAATTGAATCACTACCAGGGATGCAATATGAAACTACAGATGATTTAGAATATTTGAAAAATCGTATGTTGGCAGCTCTTCGTATTCCAAAAGCATTTCTTGGATATGAAGAATCACTTGGAAGTAAAGCAACACTTGCAGCAGAAGATGTAAGATTTGCTCGTACCATTGAAAGAATACAAAGAATTATTATATCAGAGTTAACAAAGATTGCAGTTGTTCACTTATATTCACAAGGATTTACAGATGAAGAACTTGTAAACTTTGAATTGAATCTTACAAACCCATCTACAATTTATGAACAAGAAAAACTTGAATTGTGGGGAAATAAAGTTACATTAGCACGTGATATAAAAGATAATCAATTACTTTCAACAGAATGGGTATATAAGAATGTATTCAATTTTACAGATGAAGATGTTGAAGAAATAGAAAAAGAATTAGTAAAGGATCAAAAACAGAAGTTCAGATTTGAACAAATATCCGTTGAGGGTAATGATCCAGTTCAAAGTGAAGAGGCAGTCGGTACACCAAGTGATTTGGCAAACATTGGAACTACTGGAGAAGAAGGTCAACAAGAACCTGAAGATACAGCAATGGGTTCACTATTTGATAAAGGTGGAGCACCTGAAGGTGGACAAGATGGAGCTGGTAGACCAAAGGAAATGAGTAAGTATGGTAAAGATGGTAGTGCACGAGATAGAGATCCATTGGGTAAAAGTAAAGTACCATTAGCACTTTCTCATTATGATGCCTTGAAAAAATCAATGAATATTTCTAAGAAAGAGATATTAAAAGAGACAAAAGAATCAGAAGCTATTAAAAATGAGTATGATGATTTTGTTGAGAAAGAATAACATATAAATGTATAATTATTTGAAGTTTTTATATTTATATATGTACGAAAAATATATATTTTAATGGAGCGTTTAATGTCCTATAATAAAAAGCATAACAAAATCAAAAATACTGGAATTTTGTTTGAATTACTGACTCGTCAGATAACAGTTGACGTTTTAAATAACGAAAATGATAGTTCAGCTATCAAAATAGTAAAAGAATTCTTTAATACTAATACAGAATTAGGTAAAGAGAATGAACTTTATAAGGTTTTGATGGAGAAAAAGTATAAAAATTCCAATCATGCGAAAATTTTAATTGAAGCGGTAACGAAAAATCGTAGAAAATTATCTAATCGTAAACTCAGAAACGAAAAATATAATTTAATTAAAGCTATTAAAGAAAATTATGATTTAACTGATTTCTTTAATTCACGAATTTCTAATTATAAAGTTTTGGCTTCAATATATAATGTATTTGAGGTCGAATCCACAAGAAAAAACTTTGGGCCCGTAATTGAGACAGATAGTAAAGTAACAGTAATGGAAAGTATTACTGCACACGGACATTCTACCTCTAAAAAACAAAAATCAGATTTTTCTGGTCAAGAAGAAGATATTAGATTATTAACTTATCAGTTATTAGTTGATAAATTTAATAAAAAATATAGTACTCTAAGTGAAAATCAAAAGGATTTATTGAGAGAATATATCAATAATCTTTCCAACACTAATTCTTTAAGAGAATTTATAGATGCTGAAGTTATAAAAGTAAAAAAGATTTTAAAATCACACTTACGAAAAGTTGATGATAAGATTACTAAAATAAAATTAACAGAAGCAATTTCCCATACTGAGACTGCAACAAGTGGTCAGTATGTGAAAGACTCTCATGTGGTAGCACTAATGAGATATTATGAATTGATTAAGGAATTGGAAAATGTCCACCAAAATAAGTAAAAAGAAATTTACGGAATTAATTCGTACCATAATTAAAAAAGAAGTAGAAGAAGCAACTACAACTGCATCCGCTGGAGTTGCATATGGTGGAGATGGAACTTATAAGACACCACATGCATTTAGTGGTAAAGGAAAAGATAGACGAAGTAAAATTTCAAGTGGAAGTGGATATGAAAAGGTGGATGAAGGTGTAACAGAAAAACTTCACACTTATGTAGTAGAATCAGGTTGGTGGGCAGATGCAAGTGATAAAACTAAAGCAAATTATATAAAACAACATGGTTCACCACCAAATACAGCAACAGATGATACTGCAGGTGACCCTGACGATGCTTGGGATGATGAAGAAGGAAGAGCAAAACCAAAAGGTAAAACTGATGTAGATACAGATGATGATGAGTATGCAATAAGTGGAACTGACTCAGATGACCCAGCAGGTGGTAAAGGTGATGCTTGGATGACTGGCCATGACGATGATGAAGCTAAAGCACAAGCAATGAAAGATATGGAAGATGAATTTGATATTGATTTTGATGAATCCGTAAATGAAACTTTACCCAATAGGGTTTGGATGGATCTTCGAAAAAAATATAGTACGAATGAATTAAAAAGATTTTTTAAAAAAGAATCCGTAAATGAAGATACTAAAGATATAGTAAAAGCAAAAAAACTTTCACGAAAAATAGGAAATGTAGAAGGTAGATACCGTAAAGCAATGTATGATTTGTCTGATAGATTACAGGCAGATCCTAAAAATCATAAATTACAAGATGAATTGATAAAATCTTACACTAAACACGTAACATCTTTTATGAAAGATATGGTTAAAATAACAAAAAGGGTTAAGTAATGAAGCAACTTATAGTAGATTATATTCCATTTGATATATCACCTTCAAAAATTAATGAATCATTAAAAGAAAACAATGGTAAGTTAGTTGTTAAGGGTGTATTACAAAGAGCAGATGCAAAAAATCAAAATGGAAGAGTTTATCCAAGAGATATATTAACAAGAGAAGCAAAAAATTATTCAGAGAGTTTTATAAAACAATCTCGTGCTCTTGGTGAATTAGACCACCCAGATTCATCAGTTGTGAATCTACAAAATGTATCACATAATGTAACTGAAATGCATTTTGAAGGTGATAATTTATTAGGAACAGTTGAGATTCTTACTACACCAAGTGGTAATATTTTAAGAGAATTATTCAAAAATGGAATAAAATTAGGTATCAGTTCTCGTGGAATGGGTTCAGTTGAAACAGTAGATGAAGGTGATGGTCAACAACCATCTATGAAGGTAGGTCAAGATTTTGAACTTATTGCTTTTGATTTTGTATCAAATCCATCTACACACGGAGCATTTATGCACCCAATAACAGAGGGAGTTGAACCAACTAAAGGTAGAACTTGTGGTACTTATTGTAAGGCCGAAGATATGATTAATAGAATTATAAGAGGAGAATAAAATGGCATCTTTAGAAGATATGTATAATAGTGGTGGTGGACGTGGTGGTGGACGTGGACGTGGTGGACGTACAACTGCTACAAATAAAACTGGTAGAACAAAAAAGTCAACTTCAAGAAGATTTGGTGGTAGTGAAGGTGGATTAGAAACTTATAAAATTCCACCTATTAGAATAAGAAAAGGTTTACGGTCATAATGCCGTCCAAGTCCAAATCCCAACAAAGATTTATGGGAATGGTTCACGCTCTTCAAAAGGGTGAGTTATCACCATCAGACGTTTCTGATAAAGTGAAAGATGCTGCTGACCAAATGGACGATAAAGATGCAGAAGATTATGCATCTACTAAACATAAAGGTAAACCAGAACACGTTCCAAAAGAAGTAATAAGAAAAGTTCGTGAGACAATTCGTCAAATGGTAAAAGAAAATCCAGCCGCAGCAGCCGCAGCATTTCAAGCTATGCAACAGGCAAAGGTTAATAACCCACAAACTGGTAGGACAAATAAAGTAACTACTGCCTATCATGATAAATCACATCCTCAACACAAAACGGCAGTAAGTATATTTAAAAAATTAAAAGATAAATTTAAAAAATCAAAAGAAAAACCAACTAAAGGTACGGTTCATAATTTTCTAAATAAAGAAGATACAAAGAGAGATTATAAGGCAGAATACAAGAAATTTCAATCATCTGATAAAGCTAAGAAATATAGAGCAGAATTAAACAAATACAATCGTAAAAAAGGTACTTATGGAAATGGTGATGGTAAAGACGCATCACATAAGGGAGGAAAAATCGTGGGATTTGAAGCACAATCTAAGAATCGTGGACGAGCTGAAAAAAGTCGTTTACCCAAAGAAGGATTCGGTAGTACAGATACTATAAGTTTAAAGAAAATAAAAGAATTTGAACAATGGAGAAAAGATAACGCAGAACAATTAGGATATACATTGTCTGGAGTTTCAGATATAAAAAATGAATCAACTAAAGAATATGGTAAATCTTTAGAAAAGATAGCTAAAAACAGACAACTTAGATCACTTTCTAAAAAAGATAGAGATACTCTAATAAAAATATCTAAACTTATGAAACGGGCAAATGAATCCGTAAAGGAAGGTAAGGCACTAAAGTTTACAAATATTAAGGATAGAACCTTAGAAAGACATCTTAAAAAAGTTACTAAAAAAGTTGGTGCAGAATTAGAGAAAATTTCAAATGGATTTAAAGTTAAAGGTGATATGAGAGCCTTAACTGCTGTAGTTGATTATGTATTTGATAAGTCAATCAAAAAAGGAGTTATGAAAGGTGGTGGAATGTCACAGATTAATTTAGTAAGTGAAGCTGGAATGGGTGTATTAACTTCAGACCAATCAGATATTTTACAAGGTATAGTATTAAAATATAAAAATAAAAATACAAGAGCCATTTTAAATATTGCATTAAAGAGTGGATATTTCAAAAAAGTTGATAAAAAAGAATTATTAGGATATATTGATGGGGCAAGACAATTTGTTAGATATATGAAAAGTCATCCATCGGTGGAATCTGTAAATGAAACTCTTGGTAAAAGATGTACGGTAAAAGAAGTAGCAAAGTGGTTGAAAACACTTGAAGAATTTAGATATAGAAAAGTTAGAGGTGTAGATGCTAGAAGAGTTGCTTCATTTGTGAATAATGGAATGAACGAAGAAGAATTACCAATAAGTTTACAAAAGAAGTGGGAACATAAAAAATATGGTAGAGAAAAACATTTAGCAGGAAAATTTATTGAGACTTTTCTTAAACAAGAATCCGTAAATGAAATCTTTCCTAAAGGTGCTGGTAAAAAAATAAGTAAAGCTATGCAAAAAGGAATAGAACCACAAGGTAATATTAAAAAAGTTCTTGATGTGGCAAAAAACAAACAATCTAAAAAGATTGGTGGTACTCTTGTAGATTTAACAACTGCAAATTTAATGACTCAAGTGTGGGATAAGGTAAATGATAGAAGTAAAGAAAAAATGAATAAGATGAATTCAAAACAACTTATTAATTTAATTCTAAAACTCTGGAATAGAGTTGGAACACCAAGAGTATGATTAAGTTAAAAAAATTATTAAAAGAATGGAATGATACTTCTTTCAAAGATTTACCAAAACGGTGGTCTAAACCTGTTGATATTTTTAGAGAAGAAACTTTAGACGGTCTTACTGAGTTAGAAAGATTAGAAGAAAGTTCTCCAGTTAAAATAGGAAGTGCTCTTCCTGGTACTGGAGGTAGAAGAAAAGAGATAGAAATTGTGATAGATAAAAGGTTTGGTAAGTGGCAAATCGTTTATTTCAATATGGTAAGAAAGTATGTTAGTGGAGTTGGATATTCACCTGACAGACTGATGAATTATGATGATATATTTAAACTTTCTTCTTCAGAAAAAAATACCATAAAAAAAATTATAAAGAATCCTGAAGATATAGCTTATATGGATGATGAGAATGTAAAACCATCAGATGTAATAAGGGCGATAAGATGATTAAGTTAAAAGAATTAATAAAAGAAGAAACAAAACACGCATGTGAATGTGGTGGTGATTGTTGTAAAACAGCAGTTAATGAATCTTTCGATTTACCAAAAGGTATAGAGCAGGGTAAAGTTTTTACTGGTCAGGGAAAAGCTTTTGTGAAAGTAGAAGATTTAAATGAAGAGGTAGTACCCGTATCAAAATCAGATATAAAAAAGATGGAGAGAACTTCGGAGAAACTAATCAAAGATTTAGAAATGTTTTTAAAAATATGGAAGAAAAAACATAAGGTTTCTGTAAGAGATTCCGTTTTATATGATACATCTAAAGAGTGGGAAGGTATCATAAGAAATTTATCAATGAAATTTGGTGGGTGGTTTGGATTCGTATATGATAGTGATTATATAAAATAAGGTGATAAGTTAAATGAATTATACAAAAAATATGTGGAATACTTGGAAAGACTTCAGATTAGATGAAGAATCTGATGATCTAACTAAATTATTTGAAGAATTTCAGAAAGTTGGAATAGATGAGTTTTCTGCTTATGGTACAACATTTTCAAATCCAGAAGCACAAAAACTTGTAGAAAAAGATATACAAGAAATGGGTAAAATTTTTAATAAATCTTCACAAAGAGCAATTGCAATGATGTTAAGTGGAGTAAAAAATGGTAAGTATGATGCTATGGACTTGATTCGTGGTATTAAACAAGGAAAAGTTCGTGATACAAGTAAAGGTGTTAGAGAGATGTTACAAGTATTATGGAATAAAGTAGAAAACAGATTTCGTAAGTATTTAAGAGGTAAAAAACGCCGATAATGATATTTATTACCGAATTAGGAGAACAAAAATGGCAAAATTAAAAGATTTAATAAAAGAAAACTTTTCTATAGTTGGTGGAGTAGTTAGTACACCTGCAATTGGAAGAGGAACGAATACTGGTTTGACTGATATCGTAGAAGATATTTATGGACAATCCGAAAAGGTTTCTGCAAGAGATATTAAAGAAGCAATAGGTAATTTTACTCGTTTGGGTAAATTATTACATAGAGAAGAAAACTTGAAAGAAATTGCAAGTAATCTTTCTGAAATTGCTACCAAAGCAAAATCTTATACTTTAGGTGAAACTGAAGATTGGTTTGATAAAGTTACTGTAAATCGTAATATGAAAGAACTTACCACATTATCAAAATCTTTTGGTAAATTTGCACAAGAAGCACAAGGACTACAAGAAAGAATGAGTGCTTTATATGAAGATATGGGACATATTGTTGGTCGTTACTATGAAATAAGTGGAGTTGATGATGAAGAACATGAACCAGGACACGAAGAAGGTGGTTCAATAGAAGAAGGTGATTATGAAGAATTCTTTCAAAAAGCTATGGATAAATTCGGTATAAGTTCTCCAGACGAATTAGATGATGAAAAGAAAAAAGAATTCTTTAATTATGTAGATGCCAACTTCAAAGGAAAATCTGAAGGTATTACTGTAAATGAAGGAATGTGGGCAGTTAAGTTTGAACTAACCGATGAATCAGATGGTACGGTAGTATTAGATGCTGGTTCAAAAGGAGCAGCAATAACAATGGTTGCTAAAAAACTAAAAAAAGGTAGAAACGGAATCAAGAGTGCTGTAAGAGTAATGCCTAATATAGGCAGGAAAGTGACTGAACTATAATGATTAAATTAAAAAATATAATATCACCAGAAAAATCTAAATCTAAACCAAAAATAAAAGAAGCTATTCATAGAGATGATAATACTGCGTATTTTTCTGACCGTTATATAAATTTACAATTTCCAAGACTCGGACATACGTGGACAGTTAAAACTTTTGATAAAGAGTGGGTATATGCATC